AGATGTATTTTGATCCTATATATACCGACCCTGAACTTGATGAGTTTCAAGATCTTACTTATGATAAATCTCTTAATTTTAAAACAAGAGCATTATAACTATATTCAAAATTTAAACAAAGGATAATTAGTATGCTTTTTAAAAAAGATGATGATAGAAAGATTTCAAGTTTTTCAGAGGCTTGGCTTTCTGATGCTTCTGGAGATGCTACTATATCTCTGGCGGATTATAAGGGTTATGAGATTATAGCAGTTCAGACAGTTCCTGGTGAGAATGGAGATCTTGCAACAGACCTCCCGTCTGCAGATTATAATGTGACGCTTATAGATGCCTATGGAATGGACTGGTTTTACGAAGAGGGATTGAAAAGAAGTGGAACTGTAGCTGAGGGTTTTTGTAAAGAGGGTATGATTCCCTTTTCAGACTCTACAACTCTTACTATTGCAGATGCAGGTAATGCTAAGCAGGGATTAGTAAATATTTGGATAGCTTAAGGCGATTATGAGCAATTTTACAACAGAACCATTTACAACGAATCCTTATGTGACAAACCCTTATGTAACAAACCCCTGGATGACATATTACAGTCCCATTGATGCAAAGCCAACAGCAGGGCAAACACTTACGCTGCTGTTGTCCCTCCCTGCTGGGAAGACTGTAACAATTGACTGGGGAGATGGGAATACAACAAATGTAATAGGGCCTGTATCAAGTGTAGATTACACTAATACCTACGCAGATGCTGGTACTTATCCTATCAGAATGTCAGGCGATTATCAAGACTTGACAAGGCTTGAAATTAAAGATGTTAAGGTTGTCGGCACTACAGAAAGGCTTGGTGCTTTGTCAGGCTTGACGTATTTCAAATGTTATGCCCCTAGCGTTATATCAGGTGATGTAGTTTACTTGCCGGCAGGCTTGCTAACTTTCGATTGTGGTGGCCCAAACTATCTATCAGGTGATGTGTCTGACTTGTCAAGAAATTTAGTGTTTTTTAGTTGTTATGGTTACAATATTTTATCCGGTAACATAGCTAATTTGCCAAGAGATTTAATATTTTTTGTTTGTGGTGGTCAGACTACTTTGTCCGGTAATGTGGCTGACTTGCCCATAAAGTTGACGTATTTCTCTTGCACTGGTAAGAACACTATATCAAATTACACAACTCCGCATACATGGACTACGAAACCATCAACTTTTAAATTGGTACCAGTTGCTCCAGGCGGCTTGTCTACAGCAGAAATTGATCAACTCTTGATTGACTTTGATGATGATTTGACGTGGTCTTCAGGAAATGTCATAGAATTGACAGGTTCCAATGCTGGAAGGTCGTCAGCGAGTGATGCAGCGGTTAGCAATATAGTAGCGGAAGGTTGTACTGTTACAACTAATTAGGAGAAGAGAAATGATAACAATAAAAGATGAGACTAAGTCCAAGATTGTGACAGGCAAGAAGTTCAGATTAGTTCATGACACCAAAAATGTCATTGCTGTCATCGAAGGAACGGAAAAATCAACCACTCACACAATACATGAAGTTGAAGAGCTGGAGACTGAGAAGGAAGTCCAGAATTACATAAAGCAAAAGGTGCTTTACTCTGCTTCCATTAATGATTTTTGAAATGTACGCTCAATAGCAGAAATGGGATGTTGGCAAAGTTAAGGATATTCTACCCAACAGAGAGCGTTGAGGAATTAATATGGACTGGAAAGAATCTTGGAGTTATTTTATTAGTTTATTATCATTTCTTATAAGTAAGATACCTCATACCTGTGAGGATTGGACAGGTATTTTTACTTTGTTAATTGTCTTTGTAACATTTTTCTTTATTACTTTGCCTAGAGCGAAACAGCTGAAAAAAGAGAATGAGAATGAGGAAAAAAATGAAACTAAAAAAGATATTTAAAATCTGCTGGAAGAGTTTTAAAAAACACTGCATAATAACCTTTAAAATTCTATTAGAGGAAAAGGGATGTCTACTCAAATAATGATAGATCCGGGGCATGGTGGTTTAGATAATGGAGCTTCTTATGGTTATATGGATGAAGATGATATTAATCTTGCCATTGGCTATTATCTTGATTATGAACTATCCTTGGCAGAGATCTCTCATACTATGACAAGAAATAAAGATGCGCATGTATCACTTGCTGAAAGAGTGCATAAAGCTAATATAAAAGCTCCAGAACTTTTTGTATCTATTCATTGTGACGCATTTCATAAGCATACTGCCTCAGGCATGAGTATTCATATTTATAAATATCCTTCTCTGGGCGCAATAAATGCTGCTAATGAATTTGAGCGACAATTATTAATACATTTCCCCGGGCATCGATATAGAGGAATTAAAAGGTCAAACTTTCAAGTCTTACGTGAAACTCATATGCCTGCAGTTCTTATCGAGTGTGAGTTCCTTTCAAATTCTAAAACAAGAAAGTTTTTAAAAGAGCCTGAGAATCAGCGCAGACTGGCAAGATCTATTAAAATAGGTTGTTATAACTATTTAGCTTTATAGGAGTTTATCAATGGAAAATATTGGAGATTATATACAGTTAGGTTTGGCAGTTTCAGGGTTTTTCTCTTTAGTCGCGAATCTCACACCGAATGAAAGTGATGATAAAATTATGAAAAAAGTTAATAAAATACTTGGATTTCTAGCTGCTAATTTTAATGTTAAAGGTATAGCGAATAAAAAATAATTTAACTATATTCAAATTTTAAACAAAGAGGATTAAAACTTATGAATATTATAAAGTGGGCAAAGCAGAGTACGACCGCTAAAAAAAAGGCTAAGAATAAAAAAGCTAGGAAACAGCTTGATGAGAATATGCCAGAACTTGCAAAACGAAAGGGTATAATAGGAACTATAGCAAAGAGAAAAGAACGCCGGAGAAAACTTTTAGAAGAGCTGGATAAATAATATGCCTAGAATCATACAACTCAATGAGGGCCAGTCTACAGTACCTCTATCTAATATTCATCATGATTATGATTATCCTGAAGGGTTGGATCTTAAACCTGGAAGTAAGCTTCATGAGAGAATAAAGACTGAAGTTTTGAGAAGAGCTACAGATTCTGCAGGACATATATCTGATAGGTTTACTTCTTGGAATAACATAGATGATACTTTAGTTAGTTATATAGATACTGATAGTGCTGAGGATGCTATTAAATATAAGGATCATAGAAAACCTGTATCTATTGTCTATCCTTATTCCTATGCTATTCTGGAAACACTTCTGGGATATTTTATATCTGCCTTCTGTCAGGAACCTTATTTTCGCTATGAGGGCGTCTCTGCGGAAGATGTTATAGGAGCAATTCTTCTTGAAAAGATTGTAGATCTTCATTGTAATAAGTGGAAGATTCTTTTAAATCTTCATACAATGTTCAGAGATTCTTTTGCCTATGGCTTTGGAATTGTAGCTCCTTCTTGGAAAAAGAAATTTGGAAAGAAGATTATTTCTGGAGTTCATGCTAATCAAAATCGTTCGAGATCTTTTGAGGAGGCTCTTCTTTTTGAAGGTAATGCCTTGGCTAATATTGATCCTTATAAGTGTCTGCCAGATCCTAACGTATCAATAAGTAATGTTCAGGAAGGAGAATATTTCGGTTGGGTAGATTCTACAAATTATTTAGACCTCTTATCAGAAGAGCAACACTCTGATGGAGGTGTTTTTAATACAAAGTATCTTAGACAACTTAATGGTAAAAGAACTTCTATATATACTACCGATAATTCTCGGCGTAATAGAAATATTAGATCTACTCCTAGTGATACTCATATAGGAAATCCTTATGATCAGATTTTTATGTATATTAAGCTGATCCCTCGTGAATGGGAATTAGGTAAGAGTGAGTATCCTGAGAAATGGCTCTTTAGTCTTGCATCTGATCAGGTAGTTACAAAAGCACAGCCTCTGGGTATAGGGCATGGAATGTTTCCTATAGCAGTAGCAGCTCCTGATTATGATGGATATGGGATAACTCCTGTATCAAGATTAGAAACTCTTTATGGATTGCAGCATACTCTTAACTGGATGTTCAACGCGCACGTGCAAAATGTCCG